CGCCGCGTCCACACCACGGTTGCCGAACTCCCGCAAGTCCATCGCCGTGATCTTCGCCGACGCGCTGATCTGCGACATGATCCGCGTCAACTCGGAGACGTCCTCGTTGGACCCACCGAACGCGGCCACCGCGTCGTTGATCGCCGACAGGTACGGGATGACCTTCTGGGTTTCGATCCCGAACCCGATCATCTGCTGCTGGGCGGTGATAAATACCTGCTTGGCGAACGGGGACGTGCGCGCGAACTCATCCAACCGGTCCATCTGGTCGGCAGCAGCCTCAGCCGACCCCAAGAGCGTGGTCAGCGCTGCCCGGGACCGTTGCTGGAGCGTGTTGTACTCGATACCCGTCTTCAACGCGGCAAGACCGACAGCGGTCACCGCAGCACCGAA